ATTTTATTGATACAATATGTATTGATACAAATACCAAAAATAAATTTAGTGAATATTTATTCTATTATTATTTTACAGAAAATATAGATTCATCAATGATTATATTTGATTTAATTAAACAAATTATTAAAAATCAATATTTATTTAAATCAAATTTAAGTAAAGGATTATTATTATTTAATAACACATGGAAAACACAAATTACTAAATACATAAATCCAATAAATAAAATGAAAAAATTATTACTATTACTTAAAACAGCAGGAATTACTAAAGGAATTGAATTTTTAATTAATCAATATAAAGTATAAATTTATATATTTTGAATGAACATATATATTTTAGAAATACATCCACATAGTTGTAAGAAAGTATCAATACCATCATTTACACGAATATAATTAAGACTAATAATTTCATAAATTTTTAATTTTATATTATAATCTAATTCATAATGATTAAAATTATTTTCAAACAAATATTTCATAAATGTTAATAGTATGTCATTTGGCGTATAACCTTTATTATATAATTTTTTAACAATAGATATTGTTTTATTAAAATTATGTGCAAAACAATTTTTTAAAATTTTAGTAATATAATATGGTTTTGGTTTATCAATTAATTTATAAACATTATCTTTATTTAATTCTCCAAATGAATAATATAAACATTCTAAATTATTTATTATTTGTCTAATATCATGATCTGATACAAATAATAATGTATTTATACCTTCTTCTGTATATAATATATTTTCTTTATTACAAATATATTTTATTTTTTGATATAATTCATTAGTATTAATTCGTGGATATTTTATAATCATACATCTTGATTGAATTTGTTCTATAATTTGCGTGCAATCATTGCAAATAAATACTATTCGTGTTGTTTCTCTAAATTCACTAATTATATTAGATAATAGATTCTGTGCTTTTGGCGTAATACTATCTGCTTCATCTAATATAACTAATTTATGTTTTGGATATTCATTTAAGTGATCATTATATATATTTATTTTTTTTTTACAAAATGGATAAATAGTATTATTAATAATACTTAATCCTCTATCATCTGATGCATTTAATTCTAATACATTATCTTCATATTTATCTCTATATATTTGTTTAGCTAAAAATAGAATTGTGGATGTTTTACCAGTTCCAGGTTCTCCTGTTATAATCATATTTGGTATTGATTTTGTTTCTAATAAATATTCTATTTTTTGTTTAATAAATGGTTCTAATAATATTTCTTCTGCATTTTTCGGTCTGTATTTTTCAACCCATGGTAGTTTAATTTGTTCCGGATAATTTATTGCATTTAAATCATTAGTTGATTTATGTAATCCATTTGTATTTGTAAAAAAATCCATTTTAAATATTATATTAATTTTTACTTGTCTAAATCAATTTAGTCTAAATACATTTAGTCTAAAAGTATTAATAAAAATTGAAATATTAAATATTTACTAGTGCCATCAAGTAGTATATGGTAGAGATCGTCGAATGTATTCACGGGAATTCTTATCGATTCTTCCAACATTATACTCGCAGTATCCTGATATGTACATAGTATTTTACCGAGGACGCGTCG